ACGAGCCTGCCGAGCGCTTCCTGTCCTGCCATTTCTACTACCTTTCCGCTGGGGTTTTAATGCCAGCCGAATTCGCGCCTACGACCGGAGTTACCGGGAACGGCGCTAGGGTTTACCGCTGTGCGAGCTGCACGAACGGCGTGAGGGTGGAGCTTGAGTTGTTGTGCGGGGTGATCGGGCTCTGCAGCCAGGGCCGACCGTCCACACGCTCGATGACCTTGAACGCGGTCTTGTCGTTCTGGAAGCGGTAGTGCTCCGAGGAGCTCGCCTGCATCATCTGGCGGTCGCCGATCAGGTAGTAGTTCAGGTCGACGAACGACAGGTCGCCGGGCGACCCGAGCACCGGGGTCTTCTCGGTGAAGTACACCGGGCGACCCAGGATGGTGATGGGCGGCGTGTTCGCACCCGGCGAGGTGTAGTTGCCCATCCAGACCGGGCCACCACCGGTGCCCACCGACAGCGCCATCGTCGCCAGCTCGGGGAAGGTGTCGATCGACGCCACCCACACCGCGTTGCCGAGCGCGGTCGGCAGCATCCGGGCGTACATCTTGACGATGTTCTCCCAGACGATCGTCGCGTTGGCCTGACCCGACTCCTTCGCCACGTTGACCGAGGCCGGGCAGTTGATGAAGCCCATCGGCTCGCCGACGCCGGTGCCGGTCATGAAGGCGATGTCCTCGAACCAGGCGACCGCACGCGGGAAGATGGTGTCGAAGAACGCCGAGAACGCTGGCGCGTCGGCCAGGAGCTCGTTCGGCACCTCGGCGTAGCCGGTCAGCTTCTTGGCGTCCAGGACGACGCGGCCGAAGGACGCCTGCGACTCGACCAGCTGCGCGGCCTCTTCCGTCCAGAAGCAGACCACCCCGCCGAACACCGAGCTGACGTTGCTCGTGCTGTCCAGCATCGGGATCGGGACGCGCAGGCTGTCCATCGGGATGACCTGCGCACGCGGCCGCACGACCGCCGACTCGAGCGCCACCTGCATGATGTCCGACCGCAGGACCTCCGGGATCAGGAAGCCACCGTCGGCCGGCACCTCGGAGCCGAACGAGTTCTGGATCTTGCGGAGCGCTGCACGCTTCCGGGCCAGGACCTCGGAGTTCTTCAGGGTCTCCGACTTCGGCCAGATCATCTGGAAGTACTCGGCCGAGTCCTGAATCGCGTCCTCGTCGGTGAGCCCTTCCTCCAGCTTGTGGCCGAAGGTGCGCTTGTTGTAGGCCGCACCCCGGCCGTGGCTCACCCGCTGGGTGTCGGTCCGGCGGTGGGTCTCCGTACCGGCCGAGCCAATGTTGATCCTGGCGGAGGCCGTGCCGTCGCGGCCGTGCTGCCGCATGAAGTCGGTCAGGCTCGCCTGGACCTGCTCCTTGATCTGGGTCTGGAGATCATTGTCCTTCTCCAGCTGGGTGCGGGCGTAGACCTTGATGAACTCCTGGAACTTGCCCTGCTCGGCCATCATGGCCTTGACGTTCGCCGGGTCGCCCAGGAAGTCCTCGAGCTCTTCCGCTCGCGTGGGGATGGTGACGGGCACTGTACTACGCTCCCTTCAGAGCTGCGAGGAGGTTCGGAAGTTCCTCGTCGTTGAATTCCAGCCAGGCCTGCGGCTCGGCTGGCGGCGGAGGAGCGGGATCCCCGTCCGCCTTGTCCTTGATTGGCTCCGGAGCCGGATCACCTTCAGGCTCCTGTGGGTCCGGGCTGTCCCCGGCCTGCTTGCCGCGACGCGGCCCACGGAAGGCTGCGGCGAGGTCCCACGTCTCGGTAGGCGGAGCCACGGGGCGGCCGGCACCCGAGTCGATGAAGCGGTCTGCCAGACCGGCGTCGATCGCCTCCTGGCCCGAGTACCACGTCTCGGCCTTCATCAGATCCCGCCAGTAGCTGACCGGCTGGCCGGTGTGGTCGCTGTAGATCGAGGCGATGTTGTTGCTGGCCCGCTCCAGACGCTCGGCGTAGTCGCGGAGGTCCTGGGCGTTCCCGATCGCCATCGTGTGGCCGTCGTGGATCATCATGCTGGCCTGGCGCCCGATCAGGATCGGGTTGCCGGCCATCGCGATGACGGACGCAATGGAGGCCGCCATGCCGTCGATGCGCACGGTGACGTCCG